TCTCAGATAGCATCACAAAATTAACCGCTATGTGTATGAAATGTTTAGATGGTACACCAGGTCCATTCACTAAGAGGATCGTGAAAAGTGATGAGTTAGAATTAATAGGTGGTAATGATATGTATATGGCTGTGTGTAGAAAACATTTAGCCTTTGAATAGAAATTTTTGAAATGGATTTGTAATGTTATTCTTTTTATTTATGTCATCATAAAAAATAATCATACACATAGCGTCCGCTACATCATGTTTTCTAATTAATCCCTTGAAATCTATATATTTACTAGATATTTCAACCGTTCGAAGCTTTCTATTTTCATAATCCAAGTGACCAATTTCAAAATGTTTATGCATACTCGTTGGTGATATCAATTCCACTTTATCCCTAAATATATAATGTAATAAAGTCTGAACATTAGTTAGACCACCTGGTGGTTGTCTTTCTATGAGGATTTTGTCAGACATGTTAAAGAAATCACTATATTCCTGTACAAAATGCGCTACGAGATCTGAAAGTTCATTAGTGTGTGGGATTTTACAATTACACACATCTACAGTGTTATGTTTCATGATTGTCAAATCTATTTTTTTGAATAATTTAACATCTATTTCGTCATCTGTACATTCGGCTACAACTAAACCCACGTTATTGTAACCCACATCTATAGATGTAATTAACATATTTAAATATCATTTAAACTCTTTAAAATGATTTTTCTTCTTGTTCAAGTTTATCAAGTTCTAATGATTTTTTTATACATAAACCTAAACATTTAGCTTTCTTTTTAGGATCCTTTATGGACTGACATTTTTTACAAATTCTTACCGCCTGTTGTTCCTTTATTTTTATCAACTTTGGTCTGTTTTGAATGTTATGGATCGACAACATCTTATTTATTTACAAGATTTATTAACAAACCTATAAAACGTTATCAGAATTACTAACAATGATATTATTATGTATTTATGATTGGGTAAAAAATATAAAAGTAAAGCTAGAAAATATAAAGCGTAAGGGAGAACAAATTGGTAATATTCAATAACTCCTCTATAATAACGTTTTAATCTCTCCGACCCACCACCAGGGAAAGATAAAAATATAGCTTTTGAATCTGCATCTAAATTATTTTCAAAAATTTTATTTTCGAAAATTTTATTTTCTGTATCTATGGCTATAAAATCATATTTTTTACATACTTTATTGAGCGCGACTTGATCATCTTCACATCGATCATTTAAGATGTCATTTAATATTAATTTCAATTCTTTCACGTATCCCATGTACATCCCAGAATTTGCCATAATTCCATTTTTACACGTTCCAAAAATAAAATAATTTAAATTAAGTCGATTGAATGAAACTAAAACCTTACAATTAAATTTTTTAAACTCATTCAATACGTTCTCAGGATTGTTTTTTATGATTGTATCAAAACCGTCTAGAAATATTACAATATCTTCATCATTTTTAGTGTTTAAATATTCATGAACGCTTTTTATTTTATCCTTAAACCCATTCCATTTTTTACCCCATCCTAATACCTTTACAGGTATATTATATTCGTTATTTTTAAGTTTTTCAAAATATCCGAAAGAGTGCGTCGCGTATGTCACTATATCATAATAATGATTAATCATATATAATTAAAGAATAAAAAAAATATTATTGTAATGATAGTAGATTGTTTTACATTTTATAATGAACTGGATATTTTAAAGAAAAGACTTACATATCTTTCTCCGGTTGTAGATAAATTTGTTTTGGTAGAATCAACTGTAACACACAAAGGTGAAGATAAAATACTCTACTACGACAGATATAAAAATTTATTCGATGAATGGAACCATAAAATTATACATGTAATAGTTGACCATAACCCACCAGCATTTAATCCGTGGACGAGAGAAAATTTTCAAAGAAACTCGATAATGAGGGGGTTGAATAATTTTAAAGATGATGATTATGTCATGATTTCTGATGTAGATGAAATACCCAATAGAAATTTTATTAATCTACCTCAAGGTGTGGACGCTAAAGTGTTTCATATGATAGCGTTTGAATATAGCTTTAAATATATACAAGACCATGAACCATGGTTCGGTACTGTACTTACGAAGAGAAAAGTGCTAGATACATTTAAACCGCAAGATCTACGAAATATGAGATTTAAATTACTCAAGCATGCAAATTGTGGATGGCATCTTTCTTCATTCGGTGATGAAGAGTTTGTGAAGAACAAGTTGGCAAATTACGCGCATTGTTACGATGAAGGTATTAAAAACATAAATGTTGGTGAACTCTTAAATAATGGATATTTTCATAGTAATGAAAAACGCAAACTCATAGAAACAAATGATGATTTTTTAAGTAATATACCAAAAGAAATCACGTCTGAAAATGATACATGTACAACTTTTAAAACTGTTAAATTTGGATTTATATATGGAAATCATTATCTTATGAATGATTTAGGTTTTACGAATGATAATGAATCAAATTTAATAACGGTAAGTAATTTATTAGAAACACATGTGTTTTGGGATAAAATTATATCAAAATTTCCAAATAAAACTATTCAGTTATTTACCATGTTTGAAACATCCGACGTTCATCCCGATATTATAGAGAAAATGAAACTTTTCGATAAAGTTATAGTTCCGTTCGATTTCCAAATGAACATATTGAAAAAACACGGTGTTAATTGCACTTGTTTGAATTGGTATACAAGTAATATTATAAGAGATTTTCCGAGAATAGAAAAGAAAAGAAATAAATCAGATAGAAAGGTATTTTTATATGTAGGTAATGAATATTGTAAAATTAGGAAAAACCTTAATAAAATGATAGATGTTTTTGGAAAAGTTTTAGAGGGTACGGCGCATCTTTTGATAGTTAAGATAATATCTAACGAAAATTTACCAAAACATGCGAATATAACATATATAAATGAAAAACTTGAAAAAAATGAAATTATTAAATTGTATAATTCGTGTGATTATGTGGTATCATTTTCAAGAGGTGAGGGTGTGGGACTATCCCTTTTGGAAGCAGAGTATTTCAAAAAAACATTAATAGCTCCTAAATGTGGAGTGCTTAAACATCGTAAAATTGATAATTGGATCGAACTTCCAACTAAAGAGGTACCAATAGATTTAAATAAAGTATTTCACGGATGTTGGGATGAGGTTGACGAAGACAAAGCCCTCGAAATAATCAAAAACATTGTACATCAAGTCTAAAATCTTTATCAAATTTCCCAAGTTTAATTTTACCATCATCAACTAATTTTTTTATGGATTCACCAATTTCCAAATCTTCTTTACCATCACCAGGAAGATTTGGCATAAATGCCATAAAAGCTGTCATCTTCTGTTGTAATGTTAAATCCTTGTTCCGAAGGATATGTTTTACATTTTCAGGAATGTTATTCATTTATTTGAATAAATCGTGATTTTAATTTTATATAAACAGCGCGAATATTATTAAAAAATATGAAAAGTTATTTTTTAATAATAATTATACGCTCCCAAGTGGACTCGAACCACTGACCTACCGGTTAACAGCCGGGCGCTCTATCCAACTGAGCTATAGGAGCTTTTGCTCATACCAAGTCTCGAACTTGGGATCTTTGATTTACAAAACCAACGCTTTAACCAACTAAGCTATATGAGCTGCCTTTGGCGGGGCTCGAACCCGCGACCACTAGATTAAAAGTCTAGCGCTCTGACCGACTGAGCTACAAAGGCATAAATGTCAGGAGTGGGGTTCGAACCCACGCGCAAATAATGCAGATGATCTTAAGTCATCCCCCTTAGACCACTCGGGCATCCTGACATGGCACCCTGGACGGGGGTCGAACCCGCGACTTCGGGATTAGAAGTCCCACGCTCTATCCAACTGAGCTACCAGGGCTTATTTTTATATATATCAAATTCTTTAAGTATATTAAAATGATTATTTTATAGATTTCCATGAATTTTTTATATAGAAAACGTCTTTGTATCCAAAACTTCTTATTATTTCAGCCGCTCTACGAGCTCTTTGACCGGTGTTGCAGTATACTAATATTTTATCAGAAATTTTAATTTTTTTAGCTTTCAATTCCTTTTTAGTCAAATTATTTACAGGTATGTGAATTGCATCTTTATGATGTCCGATGTCCCATTCAATTTTAGTTCTGACATCTATTATGTGATCGAATTTCATTTTTGAAACATTTTCGGCGTCTACAAGTCCTTCACCCGATAAACTATAATATTGTAAACCCGCGTATAAAGTATATATCCCAGTCAGTATACCTGTATATAAATAGAAGCTCATTTATATTTAATACTCATAAAAATTTAAAAGTCTTTTCCAATGACGACATTTACACGAACAGTCTCGGTATTGACCACGACCAGAATGTCTTAGACAACACCTGCATAAACTTAGATTTTCATTGAGACATTCGTCACATTCTTCACGAAGTTTGTGTCGTAAAAAGGTAAATCTTCTATCATGCACTGAGGTGTCATGTGAATTGCATAATGAATTCCAGTAATCGTCAAATTGTTTCACCCTGTAAAGAGCCGATTTTACTTTAATTTCATTTTGAACATCAACGGGCATAAAAGTACATGGAATGAATGATTTTATGTGGTCTTGAAGGTGTTCAGGTAAAGCGTCCCAATATGAAGCCATTTTACTTGAATGTAAAATTGTAAATATTTTTTTTACTTAGGTTTAATATAAAACAATGAATAAATTTTTAGAAATATACATATGTATATTAAATATCATCTTCAAATTAACATCATCGATACCAATACAACCAATTTATCATGATATTTCTATTTTAAATGAAGCAGTTATATTGCATAATAATTATAATATTTTTAAAAATGAAGTAATAAATATATATAAAAATTTTAAAACCATACAGAATGATTTATTTTTCACGAATTTAGTTTACAAATCTGATTGGACGAGGTTATACATTAAATGGCATGGTGATATAGATAAGAGTGCGTGTAAATTATGTCCTAAAAGTTGCGAAATAATAGAAAAACTACCAAATGTAAAAATAGCGATGTTTTCGGTGTTAAAACCTGGTACTAAGATTTCGAGACATAATGGTTATTACAGAGGATGTATAAGATTTCATATGGGTTTAATAACACCTAATAGTCATGATTGTTTTATATCTATAGATGGAAAACATTATCATTGGAAAGATGGGGAATCGGTACTATTAGATGATACATACGAACATTACGTTGAAAATAATACAGATGAATATAGGGTCATATTATTTTGTGATATAGTTAGACCAATGAATATCATAGGAAGTTTATTAAATAATGTAACGATGAATACGGTATGTAAATATACACACAGAGAGAATTAATGTTATCCTTCGAGATACCTACGAACATGTCGAGGTAAAACACACTTTCCGTGTACCCTTTTTATCGTCCAATTTCTATGCATCGCGAATAGATTAGATGTGGAAATGATATCCCTCTGTATGTATTCCGGCATTATGGGTAATGGAACCATCGAGAGTATGTAATCTTGAAGATGTTCTGGCAACGTGTCCCAATATGAATAGATCATTTTACCAAATTAATTTATTCATTTTCATATAGACTTAGTTTTAAAACTTGTATAATTAAAGATTTGTAAACAAATATTACAAATGAATACCTGTGAATACATTATAGAGACACAAAAAATTTACCCTAAGCTTGAGTTTGGAAACTCTCTCGAAAATATGACGCCCTATATCAACTTTGAGACTGATATGATTGTTCCCGTCCCCCCCTAAGAAGAAGCTGGGGTGGAACTAACATTCATTGTCGTCGATTAGTTTAAAATCTAAAATATTTGTACGATGGTTTTCATCCTCATTTAGAATGTACTTGACATTCTTGATATCCACCTTCTTTCCATAGATTTCGTAAAACTTTTCTTCAACAATCTTCTTCTTTTCTTCAAATTTTTTGAAATCCTCAAGAAGATTGTTAAAGTCAATCTTATCTAATTTCTTGTAGTTTTGAACATATGCCTCCCAGTTCGAATTTTTTCTACTCTCGTGATCAACCGTACTCTGACATTCAATATCAGAAGTTTGGTGTGCAATTGGAATGTTGAAGACACGTTTATTTGTAGACAACAATACACCATGAAAAACGATATCTATTGCCTCGTTCATATTTAAATTTTCTAGAAAAGACCTCGCAAAATCAATGGAGACCCAAGAAACTTCGCTACCCCCATTAATTGGTATTTGATACATGTGTCCAATTTTGGGAGGAAGATTATAAAATCGTGATGTACCCATGTTGATGTATCCGTTGTTTTCAACTTCTTCAGGGATACTTTCTAGGATCTTATCCCAATCC